GCCTGCGATTTGTGCCGGTCCGATGGCCGACTGCGAACGATCGGTGCCGAAGCCACCCGGCTGGCTGATGAGACCCTGGTACAGACCCGCTCGCTCCCACGGCTCGTACTGCTCAAAGTTGAACCGGTTGACGAGATCCGAAAGCTGGAGCTGCGCGTACTGGAATTCGTCGGCACCGGCAGCGCTGAGTGCAGCCTGATCAGTGAACTGCGCCTGCCTGAGTCCAGGTGCCATTCCAACAGCATTACCCATGCGACCGCGTTCGGATTCGTATGCACTTCCGTAGAGGTTCGAATACATCTGAGACAGCTCCTGGCCGAGACCGCGTTGGCTCTCCGCTATCGCAGAACCCTCTGCTTGGTTCGAATCACCGGGTCCAGCCGATCGACCGGCACCGCCAAAGCGGCTGGCGATCTGCGGCATGACGGTGGTGTTGTAGCTTCGGCTGATGTCGCTTGCTGCCGCTTCCCCAACGCCACGAAGCCAGGGGTTCGAATCTACATCGAGATACTGTCCAGATGTGGTCATCTGGTTCTCGCGAACCGCAGATTCCAATCCCTGCCCACCGTTCTGAACCAAGTCCGCGACGTTCCGGTTGGCCTGAGTCTGCCACGGGTTCCGATCAGCGATCGTGGAGTCAGGGAAGTATTCCAGCTCCTGCGACAAGAGCTGGTCGGCTTGGGAGTAAAGCTCTCTGAACCGCTTGCCCTGCGGCCCCCAAGGTGTGCTTTCGGTTGTCGTAGTTCCTGTCCCCATTACGAAAGCTCCTTTTCGAACGTCGCGTGGCTAAATTTGTATCCGTCCGGGAGAGCACGCTCCCATCCTTTCCTGCCTTCCACCAGAACCGACGCGCAGTGCATCAGGCTGGCGAACTCTTCCAGCTTCGCCATCGTTGGCTCAAGGTTCCGGTACATATTGTTCTTCCCGCCCGCGAGAATCAGCCTGAGACTCTTTCGTCCACTGCCCCACTTGATGATCTGCGTGACCGCAGCGCCCACCACTTCTGCCTGATCCATCGAAAACCAGACCTGCACCTCATCCTTATTGATCATGCTGAACACCTGATCCATCGTGATGCGATCGTGGCTCGCAGCAATCGCGGGCTCAATGTGCTCTCGGAGGTCTCGCGTCACCCGGATGTTCATCCGAGAGGGCGGAACCAGAATGATCTTTACTTCACCCGCTGAAGGTGAGGTGAAAGAGTCTGTCTGTGGCTGTGCTTGAGTCATGGTGAATGATCGCTTTCCCTGTTTGCGCCTCTACCCAGATCGCACCCGACGCGAATGATGTCGCTGCCGATGCGCTCCCTGGCGTAATCTGAATTGCCGATCCCGGTCGAATCGGCGGGTGCAGCACTGTGGTTTCCGTATCTCCTGCATCCAGCGTCACGCTGAAGTGGTTGTTGCTCACTCCCTTCAAGAGCTGGTTCACTGCCTGCCCGAGCTTCCTGCGATGCTCTTCCTCGTTCCCCTTCCAGTAATCGGGGACCGTCTGCGCTCTCGGGATGTTAGTCTGTGCCATCACTTCCTCCCTGACGGTCGAGCAGTCACGTCGATCCCGACCGCGTTCGTGAAGGTTGACGGCAGGTTTGTCCGGAACCTGTGGTATCGGCCATCCACACGAACGGGGCACTTCCCATCATCGTCCTGCCCGGACGCAGGGCAATACACAAAGCTCTCGTTCTTCCTGCTGGTCGGAGCCACCTGGATCGTCGCGTCTGCGGAATCCACAATCGGCCTCACCTCACTTACGAACGAACGACCACCCGGAGAGAGTTCGATGTCACCGGTCTCCAGGGTCCCAGTAAGATTCGAACCCGAGAAGTCGGAGATGATGTGCGAGTCGTTGTACGCGCCCAACCGCAGCGAGCCAGGAGGAGACACGCGAATATCGAAGGTCGCTTCGTCGAACGGAGGCTCCTCCAGTAGATCGGGATCTTCAGGTGGTGCATCAGGGGAGTCGAGGTGGAGTCCCGGCGTCACGGCCCACGCCAGCATCTCCGCGTCGATCTCGGCATCCGTGAACATATCCAGCACCCAATCGTAAATCAGCATCCTGTTGGGACAGCCATCGACATTGCCAGCACCCGGATACAGCACGTAGATGCGGGTATTGTCAGGGTCGCGGATGGCGCTCACGCGATCGGGGTACGCAGAATCCCAATCTGCGAAGAAGGTCTTGTTGATTCGATCCTTACCGATGGGCTTGCTCGACGTGTAATCGAACAGGTAGAACCCATCCTCGCTGAGATAGAAAACCCAGCGCGAGACAGGTACAGCGAGTCCCGGAATCAGAAGGCCGCGATTCGGTTCCACTCTATTCAGGGCGAATACAACATCGCCACCTACATAGTCCATGCGCCAAACGGCGTGTTCTTGGAAGATCGCGCCTACTTCTGACCCCGGAACAACAGCATGAACCCACCCTCCAGCGCCCTCAAGGATTTGCCTGTCGGACTGGACCGCGACCGCAGCAGTGGTTCCGCGCTCCGGGTAGGAGAGTGGGTTATTGATCGAAGACCAGGAGATCGCACCCGGCTGATTGCCGATCTCTTGGTCGTAGATGTTTCCGAACACGACGAAGTTGTCGATCACCCCAACGTGCCTTGCCCTTGGTACGGCAGGAGCAATCGAGAGATCTGAAATGTTCTGGAATGTCGATGAAGAGCGAATGTCGTAATACTGCGCGTCATCGTTGTAGTTCGTTGCGATGATGGTTTCGCCAAACGCTGCCATCTCCCAGCGACCTTCCAGGCCCGTGTCATAGCCTCCGGTGGATCTGGAGATCTCATCCGCTCCAGCATAGACGGTGTTGTAGAGATCGTTCCGGTCGCCAGCGAAGTTGTACGGGTTCCCACCGAAGTCGATCCCGCCAATCGCACCGCGACAGTATTCGTTCAGGGCAGTCGCGTACTGGATGGCCGCAAGGCTCGCAAGAGGACCGTACCCACCGTTGATGGGCACGACGTTTTGCGCCTTGATCAATCCCACCTGATTCACTACAGGCGGTAGGTCCGGCATGTACGGACCGTAAGGGATCCGCTTCATTAGTTCCTTCCGATCTCATGGCTGTCGTTGATCGCGTTATCGGGCCGTATTCGCAACGGTCCACCCGACGTCCTGCTTCGCCACTCGAAACGCCTGTAGGCTTCCTTCCCCTGCGAGTACAGCGTTCCCCAGAGCTGAATGCGCTGATCATCTCCGATGTATGGAGCAGAGTGCATCAATGATCCATACAGCAAAGCATCAGGAGCATCCTTTAGAATCCGGTTCGTGCTGTTGCTGGAACTCAGCGGGAGCAGCCTGCCGAGATAGAAAAGCGTGTAGGCATCATCCGCACCTGGAGTTCCAGCCAGCATCAGCCTGTCGCCCACCATCGTCGCCGCCCACGGGTACGGGTTCCCGCTGTTGCTCGCCCTTTGGCGTGCGTTGTTGAACGACGGCATGGAGAGGATCTCCACGTTTCGAATGGGGTTCGTGTCGATCCGGAGATTGCGAGGAAGCTGCAGATCTTCCGGCATCTCGATGTAATCCTGGCCAGCGGTAAAGGTTCCTTCTACGGAAGTCTCCTGCTCGCGAAGATTCAGTCCACGCGAAATATCCACTTCGGTCAGGTGGATGAAGTCGGGGATGCGTTCGTTCAGGTCGTTGCGGCCGAGGAAGTTCGCGATCAGCTCAATCAGCTTCTCGTACGTGTCGAATCCGCCTGCGTCTGCCGGTGTCGGGCTCATGAAGTAGATCCCCTGTAGTAGTTTCGGACCGGCTTACGCGACACTCGGCCAGGAGCGGTTCGTAGAAATCTGTACTCTGGATCGTCCAGTTTCGCTGCGAGCTTGTGGGTATCCTCTGAATCCCACCATCGGATCCCCTCTTCCTGCAGCCACTTCTCTAGTAGGATGTTCGGAATGCTGGCAACGCGTCTCCACTCACGCGTCTCGCCATATCCGCCATCGTCCTGGTTGTAGAGCTTCTTGTTGAGTTCCAGGATCGGTTCAACGTCCTGCGTGTTCACGACCGTCAGTACGTCATCAACCGGATCGTATTCGATACCCGTCTGTGTCCCGCCTTCGATGTTCGCGACGTCCCAAATCAGTCCCATCATCGTTCTCCATCAAAAGTCAGCAAGCGGGTAAATAGTCAACGTCCCGCCAGCACCGAAATCTTGGTGCCATGAGAGTTCCGTGTATCCGGTGCAGTTCACAACCATTGCGCAATCCCGGCCGGTGTTCAGTACCCAACCACCGGCTGTTCCTGAAGCTCCGTCGGTTGGAGCCGTACCCCCAAGTGCGAACTGTCCATGATCCGAACCTAAATGGTCGTTGTAGATGCACACGTAGATGTATTTAGGGACCTGACCCCCTTCCAGCGTGGGGATGGTTTCAGTGCCGTCCCCGCTGAAATCAACAGTCAGCCCTCGCCCTGGCTGGATGCTGAAGGATTCGAAATTTCTGCGACAATTGATCCAGTCCATTTCAGCGATCCGCCAACGGCGTCATGAACATTCGCGAATTAGCGATCGCTTGCCAGGATATGAACTTGTAGCCGAACACGTTCAGGATGACGGTTGAGCCGTTCATCCGATGTGTCACAGGCCACCCTGTTTCATCGCCGTCCACCGCCGTCACTGACGGCTTGACGTGTAGCCTCGCGCTGTCGACACCGAGATCAATCCTGATATGTAGATAGCCTGGATACTCGCCACTGAGGAGCTTGGGAATGGGGGAGTTGCCTACACCGTTACCCGTTTGTATGAACAGAGTTGTGTTCGGCTCCATTGACAAGACAGCGAAGTTGTTCCGCTGCATCAGAAATCTTCTAAAGCAATGATGCTCAGAGTTGATGTAGTGGCTGAGGCGGGGAATATGTCGTACCGGATGTAGTCGTACCCGGTGACGTTCATGATGACGCTAGAGTTTGTACGAACCGGCAGCGGGAAATCCGTCTCCGCTACCCCGTCTACAGCCCCATGGCTAGGAGCCACAGTGATGGTTTCGGTGTCGTCAGCCCCGTACGCGACTATGAAGACGTACTTCGGCTTGATCCCGTTTGCCATGTCCGGAATCTCAACGCTGTCCGCAGCGCCGATGTCTACAACCTGTACGCCTTCGCCGGGGGCAATGCTTACGACCGGGAAATTCTGTCCCATGTCTCCCCCTTACGGACGGATGGTGAGCGTCACATCGGCAGTACCACCTGAACCGGCGGCATCAGCGATGATCTCCAGAACAGAACCGGCTGCGATGGCATCACCGTCCTGAGCTTCCAAGAGCATGGTGGTTACATTTGCGGTCAGCTCCACAACCTGAATGTCACCTACGACGTCTGCGTTCAGCATGACGAGTTCCACAGTCTCTCCACCCTGCTCGATGAGATTGCCACCGATTTCGAATGTGAGCGTTTGGTCTGCGTCACTGAGAGCGGTCAAGACTGCCGTGATTTTCACCAGATCACCCGATGCAGGGATCGCAACGTACCCGATGGTTCCGGTTCCGTCGGTTGCCAGACCCGTAATCGTGAGTTGGTATTCACGCATGTCGCGCATTGATTGGACTGCCATTTCAAAACCTCCATGTAGAAAGGGGGCCGGGGCCGAGTTCACCCCGGCCCCCCTGTCTACTCTTAGCTAGTTACCAGATCCGCAACGATTCCCGATGCGTGCGGATTGCTCGACCGAAGCGTGTACTCAGCGAGGAGTTCGCGCTTCTCCGCATCACCGGTCTTCGCCAGCGGGAACTGACGGAAGCCACGGAGGTAGTCCACAGACCACATGCGAGGTGTGATCACGAGTGCCGATCGGTCCCGCTGGAACCGGTTCGGTACGACGCGATGCTCGCCGAAGTCGCTGACGTAGACGTCGATGGCTGTCACCAGCCGCATGTCCTCGGAGCGATCGAACCGCGTCGTGTTACCCGAGAACGCAGACAGAGCCTGCTTGTTGAAAGGACCCACCATGATGACCGAAGGATCCCCACCCTCCTGCCAGCATTCGCGGATCACTTCCTTCAGGTCGGCTTCCTTGAACGCACGAAGCGCTCCACCCTCTACGCCCACTGCGGTCGGCGTGAAGCCGTCCGTGGTGGTCGGGGCGGTGCCGGTGCGGTTCTGAGGCTGGTTGGCGTCGGCCGTCATCCAGGTCTCGTAGGGAGTGAGCTTGCCACCCGACGTGTCGCTGACTGCGATGGCGGCGATCTGCGTGACCGCGCCACCTGTCGCACGACCGGCGATCAGGATGGATTCCATGTCCCGCTTCAGCTCTTTCGCCATCTTCGCGAGCTGATACGCCATCTCCGACTTCCGGCCTGCCTTGTCGACGGCTTCCAGCGTTCCGGAGATCACGACGCTCTTGTTGCTGATCTGGTTCCGGTTGCTGGATCGGATGGTCGTCACGACAATCCCGAACGTCGGCTCGTCACCTTCGATCGTGGAGTTGTTGAAGTCTGCCGTGAGGAGT